CGTAAAGATGGTTGGATAGAAGTATGGAGACACAGAAATAGAACTACTATAAAATACTCTATATTTAAAACATCTTTTAAATGTGGTCAAATGATAAGTAGAATATACAGAATACTTTTAGGTGAAGAAGATTTACCAACATCTGATCGTAGTATATTTTTTAATAACAAATCATATACAGATAAAGTTTACAACAAAGCTATAGATGATATGATAAAAGATATTGATAGATAATGGGATTTAAATTAGGTTCAAGTAAGAAGTTTCAAGCTAGTGGTGGTAATATAAAAACTAAATTACGTTTTGGTAATATGGCTGGAGATGAAAGCTCTGTACCTGGTACACCTGTTATAAGAGTGCCACTAGACGAAGGGGTAATGGGTGAAGCTAATATGGATGGCACTATATATATAAATGAAAATATAATACCTGGTAGCTTTGAAGAAAGACAAGTGTTAATACACGAGATGAGACATTCTACAGATATTAGAACTGGTAAACTTTCATATGCAGATGATCATGTTATGTATAACGGTGAAAGGTTTGAAAGAGCAGATGTAAACGGTGTTGACTCTATACTTGTAGATGGTCAATGGAAAGAAGCAGGTAGTCATGACTTCCCTTGGGAAATGGAAGCTAATAACGGCAACGAAGAGCCAAGTATTTAAAAATAAAAAACATGTTAAACAAATTATTCAGCGGCGGTGCCGCAGACTTAGTAAAAAGTGTAGGCGGTGTTATAGATAACTTGCATACATCAAAAGAAGAAAAATTAGAGGCTGAAAAACAGATAAAAGATATGATCATGGGTTATGAAGCTGAAATGCAAAAGCAAGTAACTGAAAGGTGGAAGGTAGATATGGCATCTGATTCATGGTTAAGTAAAAATATAAGACCACTCGTTTTAATATTTTTATGTGTATCAACAGTATTATTAATATTTATTGATGCTGGTGTTATATCATTTGAAGTTAAAGCTTCTTGGGTAGACTTATTACAACTAGTATTAATAACAGTGATTGGTGCTTATTTTGGCGGTAGATCACTAGAAAAAGTAAAAAAATAAAATTATGGCAATAGTAACAAATGACTGGACGGCAAGAATAACTGGTAGTGCTTACAGTGATCATACTGATAATAAAATAACAGCACCTCACGGTAAATACATTATAGCGATACAAGCTACGGGCGCCGCTGGCTCTTCACACAACGCTTTAGTAAAAGTTGTAGCTGCGGATAGTTCTATGCATTGGAATACTGAAGCAGCTTCTCACCAAGGAACTAACAATGACACTATTGATGGTACTGTTAGTGGCGCTAACGTAGTGACAATGGACAATAATGTAGCAGACAATATGTCTGTTGGTTTCTTTGTAGATGGTGTTGGTGTTCCTTACGGTACAACCGTGATAGAATTAGATCCAAACGGTAACAACGCAAAACAATTTAAAACATCTGCTAACGTAACTGTTAGTGATGGTAAAATACTGTATTTTACTAATCCAAATGATAAAGATCACGGTACTGGTGGTAGAAACGCTGGAGACAATGATAATATTAAAGTAGTAGTTGGTGCTGGATATTATATGGGAAGATGGTTATCTGTTCAACCAACTTCAGATGACGGTGAAGGAATTATATGTTATTTTGGAGAATAAAACAAATTAAATTAACTTAAATTAAATAAAATGGCAAAAAAAGAAGAGGTCATAGACCTTAAACCTGAAAAAATTTCAGAGGAACAATTAAATAAAGTACAATCTGTAATTAACGAAATAAATAGAATGCAAATAGAAATTGGTTCTATGGAAACTAGAAAGCACAATCTTTTACACAACGTTTCTGTATTTCAAGAAAAAATTGGTGAAATGCAAAAAGAGTTTGAAAAAGAATATGGAACTGCAGATATTAATATACAAGATGGTACTATAAATTATAAAGAAGATGGCAAAGCTGATAAGAAAGATTAGTGTAGGTAAAGACTACAAAAATGACGCTATGCACTATGCCGTTGGACAAGAAGTATATGGTGGGCATACTATTTGTGATATATTAGAAGAAGATGATAAATATTCTATATATATTAGAAAAAACAAAAATGTATTACCATGGAAAGACTTCAACAAAAACATGGCTGTATCTGTAGAGTATAATTTAGAATACTAATGAAAAGCGTTCACAACTTTGTTGTAACGCCAAAAGGTAGTAGATATAATAATACAAAGAAAGTAGGTGATTCAGAGTTAATACTTAACACTGAAATATTTAATCATCAATATGTTAACAGAGAGGCAAGTGTTATATCAACACCAATAGCGGGACATACAGATATAAAAGCAGGAGATACAGTTATACTACATCATAATGTTTTTCGTAGATGGCATAATATAAAAGGTGTAGAAAAAAACAGTAGAAGTTATTTTAGTGAAAACATTTATTTTGTAAATTACGATCAAATATTTTTATATAAAAAAGACAAAGACTGGTTAGCGCCTAAAGGTTATTGTTTTGTAAAACCTTTAAAGTCTGTAGACAAATTTAATATTGAGTCAGAAAAACCATTGCAAGGTATTGTAAAGTATTCTGACGGTACTGTAGAAGTAAACGATTTAATAGGTTTTATGCCTAACAGCGAATATGAGTTTGTTGTTGACGGTGAAAGATTATATAGAGTTTTATCAAATTTAATTACAATAAAATATGAATATCAAGGAAACGAAGAAGCTTATAATCCAAGCTGGGCACAAAGCAGTTGAAGAACTTATTAACGTAGCTAGAGAAAAAATTATAACAAACACAGAAGATGATGTGTCAGCTGATAGATTAAAAAATGCTGCAGCTACTAAAAAGCTAGCTATATTTGACGCGTTTGAAATACTTAATAGAATCCAAGAAGAAGAAAATATGCTTGAAGGTAAAACACCAGAAGACAAGAAAACAAAGGTGTTTAAAGGATTTGCAGAAGGAAGATCAAGATAATGTACGAGCAAAACTTATTTAAAATAATAGAGCCTGTTAAAAACACAACTATTAAAAGGCTAAATAAATCTAAAAAATGGAAATATGGATACAATAAAGAAAACGATATCGTTGTTATATCAAAAACTGGTAGAATTGGGCAGATACTTGAAATACAAGGGCTGCGAATTGCTTTGCCGTTGGAACCAATGCACGTGCACTCCAACGAAAAAGGCAAATGGCAAAAAATAGAATATCCAAAAGAATTAAGTAAACTTAAAAATATATTTGATTGGAGATCGTATCCAGAAGATCAAAAAGATAAGTGGTATGATTATATAGACGAAGAGTTTAAAAGAAGAGATGAAGGCTTTTGGTTTATGAATAATAACAAGCCTACATATATAACAGGCACTCATTACATGTATTTGCAATGGAGCAAGATAGACGTAGGTGCACCTGATTTTAGAGAAGCTAATAGACTGTTTTATATATTTTGGGAAGCTTGTAAAGCAGACAAAAGATGCTACGGTATGTGTTATCTTAAAAACAGACGTAGTGGATTTAGTTTTATGTCTTCAGCAGAAACAGTTAACTTAGCTACAATATCAAGTGATAGTAGATATGGTATACTATCAAAAACTGGTGCTGACGCTAAAAAAATGTTTACAGACAAAGTAGTACCTATTAGCATAAATTATCCTTTCTTTTTTAAACCTATTCAAGACGGTATGGATAGGCCTAAAACAGAACTTGCATATAGAGTGCCAGCTAGTAAGTTTACTAGAAAAAAAATAACAGCAAACGAAAAAGTAGAAGAACTAGAAGGTTTAGATACAACTATAGACTGGAAAAACACAGGTGATAATAGTTATGACGGTGAAAAGTTAGCTTTACTAGTGCACGATGAAAGTGGTAAATGGGAGAGACCTGATAACATATTAAACAACTGGCGAGTAACAAAAACTTGTCTTAGACTTGGTAGTAGAATTATAGGTAAGTGTATGATGGGTTCAACATCAAACGCTTTAGATAAGGGAGGTGATAACTTTAAAAAATTATACAATGCGTCAGATGTCACTAAAAGAAATAGAAATGGTCAAACAAAATCTGGTTTATATTCTTTGTTTATCCCAATGGAATGGAACTACGAAGG